GTTTTCAACGTGCAGCACCACCTGTGTCTCATCACCTTAACTAGCCTTATGCCAGCAAGTTTGATTCAGTCACTCCCATGTTGAACCCGTCGATTCAACAAATATATTATAACATAAAAAAAGAGGGTGTCAACCCCCTTCTTCTCCCGATTCTGCTTCTGGTTTCTTTTTCTTTGCACCTATATTATATTTTGTCTCCAATATCCAATCACCTTTATCTTTGTAAGATAATACTTTTATTTGGTTTAAAGGAGCAATATCTTGAATCTTTACAGAATCAACAACTCCAACTAATCCCCAATCAGCAAGTAACTGAGCAATACGATTTCTACGTTGAACATCGTTAGATGTAAGATTAGCGTGTTTCCCATCTAAGGCAAACAATTCCTTAAAATGAACAAGAAAATACCTTCCTTGCTTATGCAGTATATGACACGATTGATATATCTTCTTTTCTTTTCGGGATGCTACTCCAATTCTTGTTAAAGTCTCACGGACTTTTAAAAAATCATCTGGTTCATTTAGTGTAACCTCAACCATCTGATCAGGTGACCACTTCACTTCGGGTTCCTTAACAATGCTCATTTCGTTCCTCCAGTCTCAAATTTCGATTGTATAAAATTAAGTTGTTTTTTGGACAGAATTCTCAAAGCTTGTTTTGCTTTTTCATCACTATACCCATAGTAACGTTTAACATTATCAAGGTCTTTGATCGTATCTTTACGTAACCAAGGAGCAAATCTCTTCTTGGTTCTCAGACTATTTAGTAAAAAATCATATTGAATCTTCTTTTGTAAAAAATGATACTTATTCATTTCATTAACAAACATAATACAATCAAGATGTCCTGAAAGACAACGATTAATAACATATGGAGAATACTCTTTTTCAAGAGAAGGATCTTCATCAATTAAATTTTTCTTTGTTTGGTTAATAGAATTTAACCAGGTTTTCAATTCAGTCATTTAGGTAATTTACGATTAAAATTCCAGTAATCAAACTTTTGCCACATATAGTATACACCAATTAAAGTTCTTTTGATAAACTCATCAAGAAATACTAACCCGATGAAAAAATAATCTTCTAAAGTTTTCATTTTGTAAGTTCTTTAATTTTATCTTCCCAATATTGACGATCCTCATCAGTTATCCAAGGATTATGCTTTTGAACCCAAGCATATTCTAACCATTTTTCTTTAGTCCAATTCTTTTTTGGACCTAAATGATCTTTAAGAGTCATTCCCTCATTTTAATAATAATCCTATTATTTTCATAATCAGCAGAGAACTCAAGTTCAGCATCATGAGACCACATTAATTCTTCATATAAAGCATTAAGACGATCCATATCTTCCCACAGATCATTAATATGTCGTTGTTCCTCATCCATCGACAATAACCTCCGATAGTTTATAGTTGAATAATAATAACTCTTTTCTTTTCTGTTGATCACTCATATAATCTCCAACAGAACGCATAGTGTAAGTTAAATCAAACTCACCAGCAGTCCAATTTTTAAATCTATCTTTGACCAACTGATCAGAATTATAACTAATTAGCATTTTTATATTGTTATGTTGATCACAATCCTCTGCAAATTTGTCGTGATCAAAACTTTTGTGCATTGCACCCTTCCTACCATAAAGATTATCTTTAATATCATAAGGAGGATCTAAGTACATAAACAATCCATCGTGAGGATTATATTCTAATAAATGCTCATATGAATATCCATTAATATGCCAATTAGATATTATCTCTTGATACTCTGGAAGTTTTTCAATTCCCCTCATAGAGAAATTAGAATCACTTGCTTGTGCTGAGAAAGAAGAAGATTCTGTAAGTCCAGAAAAACTACACTTATTAACAACATAAAAAGCAACAGCCCTATCAAGATCTGTTTTTGTTTTATCATTAACAGTTTCTTTCATTACATCAAACAAACACCTTGCAGAATCTTGATTACAATGAGAGATTTTAAGATTTTTTAATTCTGTAGATAATTCTGTTCCAAACATCTGGAGATTCATCCAGAAATTTATTAATGGTTCATAAAGATCATTTACCCATATCTTTAGATGTGGATACATTTTACTAACATGTATTGCAACACTACCACCACCTAAAAATGGTTCACGATATTCAGTATATTCTCTAAGATCAGGAAAGAATTGTCCCATCTTAGTACAGGCACGAGATTTACCACCTGGATAACGTAAAGGTGTTTTAAGTCCCTTTTTGCTCATAATCTAATTGTAATTGAAGTTCAGTTTCAAACTTATTATAAGTTGGTTCATGTAAAGCACAATACTCACTAAAAGTAATCATCATTTCCTTACGTGATAGTCTACAATGTTTTGCTGCTTTTGGCAAATTCCATTTTGCTGAAAACAACATCTCCATTGCTTCTCTGGTTTCAGTTCTCATTAATAAAATCTTTCATAAGGAGTATTATTTACTTGTACCTCAATAGTGTCAAAGATTCTATTCAAAGAACGAGCAAACATTCTATATCCAGAACCAACATATACTTGACCAAGTACAACTGATACAGTTGCTACACCCCAGAATATATAATAAAATCTAGATTTAACCTGAGCTCTTTGTTTTTCTTTCGTAATCATGTTCATCATAAGTAATAATAATTTTTTTTGCAGAGGTTCCACTGGAATTATAAGAAGTTATATATTCTATTTTACCTTTAATCAATTCAACTAAAGATTCAATTTGTAATTCTGCATGTTCTTGATTCATTTTTATAAAATCAATTTTTTAGTTGGTTTTGAAATTTTACCAAACATTTTATTAAATTGTTCAACAATTTCTTCTTGAGGATCTCCGATATAAACAATATACTTTTTAGTAACTTCAAGTTTATCTTTTTGAAGTAATGGTGACCAAGGAGCAAATGCAATTCTTCCATCTTGTTGAGAAGGAACTGCCACAATTGGATCAGTAATCACAATCGAGTCAGTATTTTCTTCAACAATGTCGGCAATTACATCTTCACCCGACCACATACGAATTAGTTTTACAGTCATTTTAATTAAAATTTGGATTAATAAGTTGGACTTTTACAGGTCTACTATCAAGGTAGTTAGCAAGTCTATGATATGCTAATGCAGTAACAACTTGAGGTACTATAAAAGCAACCATTGCTACTACCCAAAAAACATAGTAGTAATTTTCTTTGTTTTGTGTTCTCATTTGAATTCACACTCCACCATGATTTCAGTTAAACAAGCAAGTAAGTTTATTTCTTGATCTGCTACAAACGCTATTTGATACTGGTACTTTGCAATAACAAGAACGGCAGCAGGAATAGTGCTAGGGACAAGGGATTCGTATAAACTATCGTAAAGGCGACGTAATAGTACACCAGAATCATTATCCAAATTATCCACGACCCATTTCCTAACTTCTGAAAAATTCTTCGTCTTAAGATTTTTAATGAGATCATTTACAGAAACATCAGAAAAAGCAGCTAATATACCACTATCTATTTTACCACCAACAGCGTATCTTTGACACTCATTAAGAACTCTTCTCCAATCAGGAAAATGTTTATTAACTAATTCTGCAAGAACTTTTTTATCAAACTCAACTCTTTCTTGCTCTAAAATATGCACAAGTCTACTAAAGAAATCTACTGCAATCTTTTGTTTAGACTTACCGTGAATACCAAACTCAACCACAACGCATCTCGAATGGAGGGGTTCAATGATTTTATTTTTGTAATTGCAAGTGAAAATGAATCTACAGTTTCTGGAGAACTCCTCAATAGACGCTCTAAGGAGGAGTTGTACGTCGGAAGTGGTATTGTCTGCTTCATCGATGATGATGACCTTGTGCTTCGAGTCACTCGTAAGAGAGACTGTAGATGCGAAGTTCTTGGCGTTATTCCGAACAGTGTCAAGAAACCTGCCTTCATCCGACCCATTAATGACATAATAATCTACCCCCAACTCTTTACAAAGTGCTTTTGCTACCGTAGTCTTACCAACACCTGGTGGTCCTGCAAGAAGCATATTCGGTATTTCACCCTTATTTAGAAAATCACTAAAGGTTTTTTTTATATTTTCTGGGAGAATACATTCATCAATTGTTTGGGGTCGATACTTTTCTACCCAAATAAAATCACTCATAATTAAGGAAGATTGTTTAATTTATCAAGTATTTGATTATATACTTCTACTATATCACCTTTATCTTTTCTAAACAAGTCTTTATCACAACTTTCAGACGTTCCTTCTTTCCAAAGTCGCATTCCATCAGGTGATAGTTCATCAGCCAAGCATAAATTGCCGTTAGAATCATGTCCATACTCCAATTTAAAATCAACTAAAGTAAGTTCTATTTTAGAAAATATATCTGTAAGAATATCATTTACCTTAATAGCACTATTACGTAATTCGGAATATAAAATCTCAGGATATCCCATACACTCCATTCTATCCGTAGTAAGAAGTGGATCATCTTTAAGATCATCTTTAAGATAAAACTCTACTAAAGGTGGATTCAAAGAAATACCTTCTTCAATATAAGTTTGTCTACAAAGAGATCCAGTAGCAACATTTCTAACTACAACTTCTATTGGAATAATATCAACCTTCTTACAAGACATAATCCTTTCAGGAAATGTATCAATGTAATGAGTTCTTATTCCATACTCTTCTAATTTCTCAAAAAGAAATTTAGAAATTTGCATACAAATCCTTCCCTTTCCTATAGGGAAATCTACTTTCCTACCATTACCAGCAGTAACCTTATCCTCATATTGTATGAGAACTTTATCAGGATCGTCTGTAGTAAATACAGTCTTTACCTTTCCTTGAATAATTTCAGTTTTAGTCATTCCAATGACGGATTACTCCGCTAATAATAAAACAGTTAGTGACGAGATAAGATATGAAAATAATAGAACGTACCAGAACAATGTAGTTGTCGTAGCGTTTAGTCTTTTCATCAGAGAATGAACCCAGTGCATACTTCCATATCCTCCATAATCTTATCATATTTTTTTAAATACACCTAACCTTATTAGAATGTAGATTGTAAGAGTTGTCCAAAAGACAACTTCTAGTCCAATATAATTCATTATCCGAAACTGGAATCAGGTTCTAGAGCAATATAATAGACTAAATTATAATTACTATTTGTAAATTTAGATAGTAGTTTAGAAGAAACAACTACATCATAAGCACCAGGAATAATCTTGATGTTCTCAACCTTAAAGTTGAATACAAACTGCTTATCAGTTTCACCTACGATAATAGAATACTCATTCGATGTATCGTTCTTCTTATCCCTTACAACAAGGCGAATCTCATTGTCCTGCCCTATTAGGGATAAATCAGGTAACTGATAGATTGCTGCTGCTTTAAGCAACTTCTCAAGAGAAGTACTCTCTAACTGGAAGTGAACATCTTCAGTTGGAAGAGTAATTTCCTTATCAGGTGGAGAAATAATAACTGCAGGATCAGCATAGAAATACTTCACCTTACGTCTTCCTTCACGAATAGTAAGATAAGAATCTTCTTTAAAATCAAGATCAGGATCTTGATGTAGACTCATTCCATTTAGGAATTGATTCAAATCATAAACAGCAACATCTCTAGGAAATTCTTCAGCAATATCTGCTTCAGCAAGAATATTCTTCGCAACAGAAATGGTGCGTAAGTGTGTTCCCTTCTTCATAAGAATGGAATTATTAATACTAGCAAAGTTCTTAAGAACTGTTAATGTATTATCAGAAAGTTTCATAACCACGGGTCGGAGTTTCATTTAATTGTCCACTAAAATGATATAGTAGAAGTGAATAGTGTA